GGATGGCGCCAGCGATGCAATCCAGGTCGTGCCGATCGTCCTGGTTCTGGTACGTCTGGCTGTGGCGCGTGATGCCGTTGGCGATCCCCCAGACGCTACGGGGCTGGTGCTCGTTGGCGACTGCGGCAGCGTAGGCGGCGGCGGCGTCCTTCTGGGTCAGTCCGTCGCGGTTGAGCTGCGCCGTGCAATCGTCCTGGGTCTTGCCGTACGGCATGGCGGCCAGGGCGGCGATCGTGCGCTGGTCGGCGGCGGCGCTCTGGTCGGCGGTTCCCAGCGCTCGGGCGATCATCCTGAGCGCTTCCGTCTCGGTCAGTCCGACATGGCGGCGCTTGGTGATCTGGTGGTTCGTGGCGTGCCACACAATGTGGTTTCCGCAGGTGAACCGAAACAGAAAGCTCTGGATTTCAAAGCTGGCGGCGCCCACTTCGGAGTTGCGCAGGATGATTCCCCGGTACATCTGGCCGTTCCCCTGGTGGCTGCCGTCCTGCCATGCCTTCATCAGCGTCGGATCTTCGATGATCGATCCGCCGTTCGTCATGTAGATGAACGCGTCGCGGTCGCCACGGTACGCGCCCTCGCGGATGTTGTTCCAGGACATCGGCAGCTGCCACTCGGGGTGGCGCTCCTGGTGCTCGGCCAGGTAGCGGGTCAGCGTCTCATCCCATACGCGGGAGTAGCGGTCGCTGTTGATGGCGCGGGCCAGGTACTTCGGCAGCGTCGGATCGGCGGCGGCGTCGGGGTTGTTGCGCAGCAGCAGGGCGTGGCGCTCGCGCTTGCCGTCGTCCGACAGTCGGCGGAGTCCGACGTTGATGCAATCGGCGGCCAGGGCGGCGGGCAGCTCTCGCAGGTAGCTGGCGGGGGCGCCAGCGATGGCGGCCAGCTGGCTGTACGTCCAGTTGTTGAGCTGAGCGCTGGCGGTCTTGCCTGCCAGGATCAAGCGCTGGCCGTTCGCTTCGGCGCGCAGCTCGCTGGCGGGAACGATGGCGCGGCGGCAGCTCTCGCGGTCGGCCAGGGCGGCGGCGTGGATGTCCTGCAGGCTGGTGAACCGTTCGTCCTTCGGGCGGTTCGCCCACTGCTGGGAAGCGGTCAGGATGTTCGTAGACATTCGGGCTGTCTCCAGGTCTGCGGCAGCTCGTCCTGGCGGGATGCCGGGCGGCGCCGCGTTCGTTCGTGCTGGTCTTGCGCTGTCCACTTTGTGCTAGCAGTGTGCTAACTGTCAAGCACAATCCTGCACGGTTCTGCAACCTTTATTATTGGTCAGTCCACTTGGCGGGTAGCGGCGTGGGTCGCGGGTAGTGGGGCGCGTCCGTGCGTCCTGGTGCCAGGTGGCGCGATCGGCGGCCAGCTGCGGCGGCAGCTCCTGGCGGCGCTCGCGTGCGTGCGTCGGGGGACTGTCAGTCGGCCAGGTGGGCGGCGGCCAGGTGGCGCCAGGTGGGGCAGCTCGGCCGGCGTCCTGGTGGGCGTCCTGGTGGGCGGCCAGGTGGGCGGCCAGGTGGTCGGCGGGTAGCGGCAGCGTGCGCAGCTGCGGGCGGCCGGGTGACACGGGAACGGCGCCAGGTAGCACACTGCGGCTGCAACCTGGTGACACTGCAGGATCGACTGGCAGTCTGTCTGCCATTCGGGGCGGCGGCGGCAGCTCGTCCCGGGGCGGCGGCCGGGCGCCTGGCGCGGGCGGCTCGCGCGGGCGGGGGGCACCCCCTCGCGCGCCCGCGTCCAACCGCCTTCATAGACTGTCCAAGCTCTACACGAAAATTTTTTCAAGTAAGCCCTTCGTCCACTGTCGGCACAGCGATTCTTGGCACGGGGACCAGATGGTATCGAGACCACCTGGCACCCACCCCGATACCCCGGGTTCTGTTCTGGTTCTGTTCTAGTTCTAGTTCTCTTGATCTTGGATAAGAGCGCGAGAGAAGGGACGGGATTCCGACACCCCAGCTCTAGTGTTTGAAAAGTCTGCCAGCGCGGGTATAAACTAGTCCTAGAATCTAACGATTCTGTTTGTTGTAAATACCTGTTGACGTGTGACGTAGGGTCAGCGTAGGGTTCTGCCTTCCCTGGTAGGGTGACGTCCCGGGGGCCAGGGTTCCTCTCGGACGGCTGAGCGATTCGGGCCGCGCCTTTCCACCCGGCCCGCACGCCAGGCGCCACGTTCGAGGGGAACCCTGACCAGGTTGGTTCGAGGTGGTCTGCATGACGAAAGACGACCTGACCCGAACGATCGTCCAACTCGCCACCGAAATGCGCGACGTCATCAAGGCGTCAGGGCACCCCGCGCAGGTCGTGGTGCTGCTCGCCATCGAGCCGCAGATTGTGCTCGCGTCCTCGGCCGGAGCGGATACCGGGCCGATCCTGATGACCGCGCTCAAGACCGTCGCGCGACGCGATGCCGCCAACATGCCCCCGGATGAACCCGTGGTGCTGCAATGACGCCCGCTGAGCGGGAGCAGTTTCGTCAGCGCGTGATCTCGTTCGCGTCCACGATGCTCGGCCTGGCTGCCGACCTGCCGATCGACTGCGTGATCGTGATGCGCCACCGCGACGAGAACCACGTCTCGTTCGCCGCGAACATCCCGCACGAGCAGGTCGAACATCTCCTGGCGCTCGCGGTCATCGCCGTGGCGCTCTCCCCACCCGACCACTACGAACAGCTCCACCGCCCGCAATGACTGCCACGAGACGTCGCGCCGTGCTCGACCTGCCGCGTCCCGATTGCCGCCTCGGGTATCCGTGGCACCAGGTCAAGGCCATCCTCCAGAGCGCCAAGCTCGATGAGCACGCGTTCCAGGAATGGTTTCGCGGGCAGACCGGCGCCATCTGCGAGGGCATGGTCTACGACGAGAAAGGCGACCGCGTGATCGGCACGTGCGGCCCGCACGGGATGGTCGTCTACGCGTCCGACCTGTGGCGCTTCCTCGAAGGACTCCCCGACGCCGAATTCGTGGATGTCAACACCGACTGGCGCCTGCGCCTGGACGACACCCATGAGTGACAAGCCGTTCACGCTCGCGTGCGCCTGGTGCGACTTCACGACCGAGCAGCCGGACGAGATCGTGCTGCACATGATGACGACCGGGCACGGGCTGGGCGACCAGGTGAAGGCGGGCATGGTCGAGAGCGGAATGCCCGCCGAACTCGCCACCGTGATCGGCAAGCTGCAGCGCGGCGAGCTGTGCATGAACTACCAGCCCGACGCGAACGGCGAATGCGTCAACTGCGACGAACCCGCCGACGCGCACCCGCAGCGCGTCCTCGATGACGACCATGAATGAAAACGCGCCGAGCCTGCCGGACCCCGCGCGCATGTGCGGGCGCTGCTACGACGAAGCGGACCTCGTGCCGCCGACGTGCCGCGAACGGCCCGAGCTGACACACGGCGCGGTCGGGATGTACCACTGCCCCGACTGCGGCGCGATGCTGCTCGCCGGGTTCGAGCATCCGCGCGTGTGCCAGCCCTGCGCCACGCGCTCGCATCCGCGCTTCGACGCCACGGAGCCGATCGCATGACGAGCAAGAGCGTGCTCAAGCGCTGGGCCGTCCAGGGCGGCATCGCCACGCGCTGCCCGAAGTGCGAGAAGCTGCTCGACGTCCATACCCCCTACCAGGTGGTCGAGCAGGACACCCTGCCGAAAGAAGGCGACCACTGCATCTGCTCCGGCTGCCTGACGATCCTCCGATTCGGGCCGGATGCGAAGAGCCTGCGCGAGCTGACCGCTGATGAATTCGAGGGGCTCGATCCCGACGTGCGCCGCGAGCTGTCGCACGCACTGGTCGCGGCGAGCGCCTACAAACACTCATGGGGGCGAGCGTGAACAGGTGGACAGCCGTTGCATTAGAACAACGGATTGGCGGGTTCGATTCCCGTCGCCTCCATCACCACCTACGGGCACGAGGTGCTTTGGTAAGCGCCGGGGGATCCTTGACCCCCCGCTTTGCGGGTTCAATTCCCGTCGTGTCCATCACTGTGAGGGGCTGAGGTGCTTTTGGTAAGCGCCGCACGAAGCCAAACCGTGCGCTTTGCGGGTTCGATTCCCGTCAGCTCCATCAACTCCACGTGTCGGCGCCAATGGTCGAGGGGGCCACCAATGGGACCGGAACGGAAGTACAAGAATCGCGGGTTCGCCGGGATGAATCCGGCCAAACGCAAGGCCGCGCAATCGAAGGGCGGCATCCGCGCGCACGAGCTGGGCACGGGCCACGAGTGGACGCGGGAAGAGGCCATCGCCAACGGCCGCAAGGGCGGCATCATCTCGCGCGGCGGCCGGGGTAAGCTGAAACCGGAGGGCGACGATGCCTGACGAGACGCTGGACCCGACGCTCTGGGAAGTGGCTGAGGACGTCTGCCTCACGTGCGGGAAACACCTGGGGTTCGGCGTCCGCTGGCTGCACGTCAAAATCTGCGAAGAGTGCCAGGACCGCGAGCCGCCCGATCCCGAGATCGCGCGAGAGGGGGACGCGTGATCGAGGTGTCGCCGGTTGCGCGGCTGACGGACGAGCAGATCACGGACGCGCGGAAGTGGCTGCAGGACGGATCGATCCCGCAGCCGTTCCGCAACCTCGCCCTGGCCGTTCACACCGCGCTCTGGAATGCCCGCTCGCGCGAGCGCGCGATCATGCAGCTGCTCGGGCCACGCGTCCCGGGCTGCTGCCCTGGCTGCGACCACGAAATCGGTGAGGTGCTCAAGATCCTGCGCGAAGGCGGCACCGAGTACGAACCCCGCAAATGAGGGACGAGCAGGCGATCGGCGTCGGCGCGCGAGCGCCGCAGGGCACCCGGCGCTACACCGCGACCTGCGGCGAGTGCGGCTGCACGGTGCATTTCCGCGACCGGCTGCCGTCGCTCTGCCCGATCACGCTCTGCACCGAATGCTTTCTCGACGTCCTGGAGAAGATCCCCAAGGGCGAGAAGCTGCAGCTGGTCGTCACCCCCGAGAACATCGACGCCTACGCGCAGCTCTTCGCGCTGGCGAACAAGCCCGCCAACTAAAAATTTCATATAGCCGCGCTTAACAAGCGCGGGGTTGTGCTCCCAGCATCCACGCTGCGGGGCACCAGGGCGCAGCTCTGCGTTCCCCACCGGCAGTAGGGGCCGCAACGCCGAAGGAGCTACGTCCATGATCCGTGATCGCAACCTCGAACCATCTGCTGATGCGTTCAAGACCGTCGTGTCGCTCTACGTCGAAGCGGGCGCGGCGGAAACTGGCGTCGAAAAATCCTCGGTGCGGATGCCCTACACGGGCAAGGTGCTCAGCGCGTACGTGCGCTGCGCCACCATCACCGACGCCGACGATTCGATCCGCATCGACCTGCACAAGAACGGCGTGTCGATGCTCGGCGCGACCGTCGATCCCGTCGCGGCGGCCACCACCACGTCGCTCGCGCCGACCACCACGACATTCAACAGCGGCGACCTGATCGCCGTCGTCATCACGACCGGCGCGTCCGACGCGTTCACGGGCTCCGTCACGCTCACGACGCGGCCGTACCTCGGCGCGCAGGAGCGGTTCGCCGCGAAGGCGGCGGGGATCTCGATCACGCCGTGAAGTCGTACCCGACGCACGACAACCGCCAGCTGCGCTTTCACGACCAGGTGGTGAAGGCCAGCGGGCGGGCGTCGCCCGATTCGCTCAAGACCTGGCTGGACCCCGCCGACGCGGAGGACAGCGAGCTGGCCGCGCGCTGCATCGCGCTGCGCATCCTCGGGCACTCGATGGCGGACATCCGCGCCGAGACCGGCGTGAAGCCGCACCAGCTGCTGCGCTTCCTGCGCGTCGCGCGGGAGCGCCAGGAGCTGCAGGACATCGGGCCAGTGCTCGATCACGTCGCGCTGCCGCTCGCCGTGGACAACCTCGTCGCGGGGCTCGAAGCAGGCGACCAGAAATACACGCTCGCCACGCTCGGCGGGCGCGGCGCATTCAGCAAGCACTCGAAGAGCGAGACCGCGAACACCGACGTCAAGCTCGAAATCCACGTCGAGATGCCCGATCGCATCGGCGCTCCCGTGGCTGTGATCGACGGCCAGGTGGTCGGCGTGCCGCGCCAGGTCAAGGACGATGCCGGATAAGCCCTGGTGGCACACGGTCGGGGATGCCGCGCTCGCGGGCTGGCAGACGGCACAGGACGCGTACGAAGGGCTGCGCTACAAGCTCGCGCCGAACGAGTCGGAGCGCATGGGGAACGAGGAACAGCGGCCCGGCGCGTATGACGCGGATCGTGTGGCGGAGGCGGGCCTGCCGTCCAGCAAGCGGTTTGCGATGAACGCGATCGATTCGGCTGGGCGCTTCGTCAAGGGCACTGCCGAAGGCGCCGCGATGATGGGCTCGCTGGGCGCGAAGTACATGGGCAGCCCGGCGTCGCTCGCCACGGACCCGACCGTCCAGGCGCTCGGCCAGGCCCACGCGAAAGACCCGTGGACGATCCCCAAGGGTGTGGCCGGGTACGTTGGCGACCGCTACGGGTCGATCGACAAGGCGCTCGCCACGGGCTACACCGATCCGATCGGCGCCGCGTCCGACATCTCCACGGTCGCTACGCTCGGCGGCGGCGCGGCGGCGAAGGCGCCCGGCACGGTCGGCAAGATCGGTCGCGCCGTCGCGGCAGCGGGCGAGATGGCGGACCCGCTCTCCTGGGCGAGCAAGGTCGAGATGCCGCCTGCCGGGCAGCGGTTCAGCCTCGCCGCCGAAGCGGGCGGGTCGCGGCCCGTTGCGGTACGGCCCACGGGGCCGCGTCCGCTGCCGCCCGAACGCGAGCTGCCGCCCGCCGTCGCATGGGAACCGGAACTGCCGCCGCCCGCCGTCGAATGGAAACCCAAACCTGCTGACGCGGCTGGTGAAGCCGATTCGATGGCCGGGCTCGAACGGGCGCGCGAGCCGAATCGCGTCGGCCAGGATCGACCGGAGCAGCGACGCCGCGTCGGCGGCTTTCTGCCGCCCGACGAGCAGAAGGCGTTCCGCGAAGCGTTCACGCGCGACCAGATCGCGCGGATGTCCGGGACGGATCCGCGCTATGCCGTTCACCCGCTGGTCCGGCCGCATCTGCAGCAGCTGATCGAAGCGAATCCGCAGGGCTGGGCGAACTTCAACATCCGGCCGATCGACAACCCGCTGGCCGATACGCAGGCGGCGCACAAGCTGCGCCAGCAAGCGGCGGCCGAAGTCGGGATCACCGTCCCCGACATTCCCGACGACGCGGCGCGACCGGGGTACTTCAAGCCGTACAGCAAAGGCGATCCGCGTGCGCAGACCGGCGACCTGTTCGTCCCGGGGATCAATGCGCCTACGGGCCAGGTCGAGCGGCTGCTGCGTGACCCCGACGAAATGAAAGCCTTCCTGCGGGAAGAGGGATTCCACGGCTACGACATGCTGGAAGCCCGGCGCGGCGGCGAGGATCCCAATGCCCTGATCGCGCGCCAAACGCGCGAAGCGCTGGAGCAGACCGGCGGCGATTTCAGGAAAGCGCACGCGCTCATTCCTGCGGAACAGAAGGCGGCCCGGGGCGTTGCGCATCGCGCGGCGCGGGACGACCTGCGCGGGCTGAACGACGCCATCCGTGGGCTGCGTGAAGCCACCAAGCGCATGGAAATGGAACCGTCGGTGCTGCGCGCGGCCGATCGCGCACGCGCCACTAACCGGCCGATGGTCGGCGCGTTCGACGCGCGGGACTGAGCGATGCCGTCCCCCACGCTGCACGCGAACCCGGGCAATTCCTTTTCGCTGCTCTACAACCCGTACCAGCAGGCGTTCCTGGCGGCGCGACGGCAGCGCCTGGCGGACGGGTCTCGCGCGTTCAATCGCTTCGCGCTGATCGCCGGCCGTCGTGGTGGAAAGACGCTGATCGGAGCGCTCGCCGCCGTCGAGGAAGCGAGCGTTCCGAACAGTCTCGGCTGGTGCGTCGCGCCCACCTACGGCGACCTGCACGACTACGTGATCCCCGCCGTGATGCAGGTACTGCCCGAATCCTGGCGCAAGCCGGGCGCGGCGGGCTGGTCCGCGTTTCACCAGACGCTCACGCTCGTCAACGGCGCGCAGATCGCGTTCCGCTCGGCCGACGACCCGGAGCGGATGCGCGGGCCTGGCCTGAACTGGCTGTGGCTGGACGAAGCGCGCAAGGTCTCGCGCCTGGTCTGGGACACGGTGAAACCCGCGCTGATCGACAAGCGCGGCGCCGCGTTCATTACCACGACGCCGAACGGGTACGACTGGGTGTACCACACGTTCTGGAAGATGGCGGACAACCCGAAGTACCGCCGTCCCGGGTACTGGGCGGTTCGCTACCGCACGATCGACAACCCGTTCATTACCGAAGAGGAACTCGAAGAGGCGCGAGCGACCACGGAGGATCTGTGGTTCAAGCAGGAGTATGAGGCGGAATTCGTCTCGTTCGAGGGCGCCATCTACGGGCATCGCACGATGCCGTGCGTCCTCAACAGCGACGAGGAAGTGCGGCAGCGGTTCCTGCCCACCTGGCCGACGATCCCCGCTGACCTGCCGGTCCTGATCGGGCTCGACCCGGGCGCCGACCACCCGTTCGCCGCCGTCAAGATCGTGGCGACGCCGAAGGGGCTGCTGGTCGTGCAGGAGTACGCGCGGCGCATGTCGTCGTACTCCGATCACGCCGAGTACCTGCAGCGCTGGGCACACGGCCACCAGGACGTGCGCTGGGCGATCGACCGCACGGCGAACCAGGCGCAGATCGAGCTGGCGCATCTCGGGCTCACGACGTCGAGCGCGGAAAACTCCGTGGTGCTCGGGATTCAGCGCGTGCAGGCGTGGCTGAAAACGGAGCGCATCGGGTTCGTCGCGGCGCGCGTCCCGATGCTGCTCGAAGAGCTGCAGACCTACCGCTGGAAAGACACCTCGAACCTCGAAGGCGAGAAGGGCCGCGAGCAGCCGTTCAAGGTCGATGACGACCTGTGCGACGCGCTGCGCTACGCCGTGATGCTCTGGCCGGAGCTGCCCGCCGATCCGCCGCCACGACGCGGGCGCGATCCCGAAGCGATGCCGCCTGAGATGCGCTGGGCGTGGGAACGCGAACAGCGGCTCGTGTCGCCCGATGACGACGGCACAACCGAATGGTCGCATCTCGAACCGGCCTTCGATGAGAACTGGTCCCCGACCGGAGATATGTGGGCGCAGTGATGTTCTACCGAGACCAGACCAAGGCGATCGAAGCGCTCACCGAGCTGCTCGCGGCCGAGCGCGAGCGCTGCGCGCGAGCGGAAGGCGCGCTCGACCTGGCGCAGCGCCAGCTCGAAATCGCGCAGAACAATTTTGAGTGGGCGCGTCTGCGCCTGAACCAGATCGAGACCGAACGCAGCGCGATCCTGCAGGCGCTCGTCAAGGTGCCGATCGTGCCGCTCGCCATCGAGCGCGCCGAGACCACGACCAGCGGCAACGGGCTGCCGAATACGGTCGGCTTCGACTTCGAGGACATCGGGGACGACGCAGCGCGGCGGCTCGGCATTGACCACGCGTACGAGAGCTAGTCATGGACTACGGGAGCGCTGCAGTCGGCACCTCGCCGCCGCCAGATACCGGCACGCCGTCACCGGAAGGGCTCGACGCGGGCGTGGCCCGCGCGTTCGGCGCCCCCGGCCTGATGAACGCGGGACCGGACTACTCGAACGACAAGCGGCTGCTGGAGATTTTTGAAGAGGACAAGAAGGAATGCCTGGACGCGCGCTGGGTATTCGAGCGCCAGTGGTGGCGCCATCTGCTCTACACGCTCGGGCGCCAGTGGATCTACTACGACCGCAAGCGCGGCCAGTGGCTCGACAAGCGCATGGCGAAGTGGATGCCGCGTCCCGTCACGAACAAGGTCGCGGAAGGCGTCGAAGCGCTGCTCGCCATGTTCGCGGGCATCGAGCTGGCGACGCTCGCGCGCCCGGTCGGCGGCGACATCCGCAACGTCGCGGCGGCCGAAGTAGCGGACGAGATCCAGCCGTTCATTCACGAAGAGCACGAGATGAATCGCGTGATGCGCGATCACGATTTCTGGCTCATCGTGACGGGCAACGTGTTCCTGCATCCGTGCTGGGACAAGACCGGCGAGTCGGGGTTCCTCACGATCCCGTTCGCGCGCTGCCTCACGTGCCAGCAGGTCAGCTCGCCCAAGGAGCAGGGCGATGGGCCTGTGCCGACGTGTCCGACGTGCGGCGGGCTCACGTTCGACAACACGCCGACCGGGCCGGACGGTCAGCCGATCGTGGAGCAGCAGCGCATCGGGCGCGGCAAGACGGTGGTGGTCTCGCCGTGGGAGATTGCGATCCCGGCGATCTACACGACGTTCGAGGACACGCCGAAGCTGATGCGCATGTCCTGGCGGCCGAAGGACTACTACCTGCAGCAGATGCCGGAGCTGGCGAAGAAACTGAGCTGGGAGACGACCCCGCACGAGCGCTCGCTGCAGCTGCTCCGCACGCTGGCGACGCAGAGTGATTTCAGCTCGATGCCGCTGTCCTACACCTGGGGCGCGGGGC